CAGGAAAAAATCGGCATTGCTGATCTTGTTTTCCTTGCTTATCACGCCATGAAAAGAGAAGCCGCTGGGAAACCAGTCAAGCCGATCGAAGCGTGGACGGAAACCATTTCCGAAGTGATAGTTGGTGAGGCAAACCCAAAAGCCACCCAGTCGGAAGCCTAAGTCGAATCGTTTGGGAGATAGCCCTTGCAACGGGGCTATCCCCTAGCGAATTTGAATCAGCCGAGGACATTCTTACAATAATCGAAATTTTGGAAAGGCGCGCAAATGGCAACTGAATCAATCAGTTATGACAAAGCCGAATTGCGCGCCATTCTCAAATCTTTCAAAGCAATGGACGAGGAAGCCACGGCACAGGCAAAAAAGATTTCCAGTGAATTGGCAGATTATGTCAAGTCAAAAGTCGTGGACGCTGCCGCATTTACAAAAACAAATACAACAGGTTCAGTGCGCATTGCTTCAGGTGCAAAGGTTTCAAAATCATCAAAAATTGGCGAGATTTCGTACGGTTTTGCAGCCCAAAAGTTTTCGGGCGGCGGCACGACACAACAATTATGGGGCGGGCTTGAATTTGGTTCAAATACAAAAAAGCAATTCCCAGTGTGGTCAGGTCGTGAAGGTCGTGGATCGCGCGGTTGGTTTATTTATCCGACGCTTAGAAGTATTCAGCCTGAAATCTTAAAACGCTGGAATGAATCGTTTTCAACAATAGTAAAGAGGTTTGACTAATGGCTGGCAGTCGCACCCTTAAACTTTCAATTCTTGGAGACGTTGACGGTCTCAACAAATCGCTGAAAACCGCGTCGGGGGACGTCGATTCATTTGGCGACAAAATTGGCAAGGCGGGCGTTGCAATTGGCAAGGCATTCGCCGCAGCTGCTGCCGCTGCTGGGGCTGCCGCAATTGCAATTGGCATTGAAGGCGTAAAGGCTGCGATTGCTGACGAAAAGGCACAAACACAATTGGCATTGGCGTTGGAAAACGCAACGGGCGCAACCCAAGCGCAGATTAAGGCAACCGAGGATTCCATTCTGAAAATGTCATTGGCAACGGGTGTTGCTGATGACGAATTACGTCCAGCGCTCGGTCGACTGGTTAGATCGACGGGCGACACGGAAAAGGCACAGCAATTACTTGCGCAAGCCCTAGACATAAGCGCAGCAACAGGAAAACCAGTCGAAGCCGTCGCCAACAGTCTAGCGAAAGCCTACGACGGCAATACCAGTGCCCTGGGTAAATTGGGCATTGGCTTGGACGCTGCCGAATTGAAAACAATGTCATTCGAGCAGGTTCAAGGTCGTTTGACACAATTATTCGGTGGCGCGGCTGCTGCAAACGCTGACACTTATGCGGGACGAATTGCACGCGTCAAGGTGGCGTTTGATGAAGCAAAAGAAACCGTTGGTGTGGCATTGCTTCCAATTCTTGACAAATTATTAAAGTTTATTAACGAAAACGCATTGCCAGCGATCAACGCATTTTCAAACGCCTTTAGCCTGACGGAAAGTGACGGTTTTGGCAAGATTGTGAACGACGTTGGCACGACATTGAAAAAAACATTTACACCGATCATTGAAGGCGTTAAGTCGGTTTTTGAAAGCGTGAAAACTGCCGTCATGAATAGCAAGGACGAATTTGCTTCGTTTTGGGAAGTCGTCAAATTCATTGCGCCATTGGTCGGAAAAGCAATTGGCGATTCATTGCGAATCATTGGCGACATTGCAGAAATAGTTATCACAATCATTGGCAAAGTATTGGGCGCAATCAAACCATTGTTGAATTTTGCAATTGACGGAATCAATGCAGTAATTAAGGGAATCAATCTCATCAAGCCAGGTGCAGACATTGGACTAATTCCAAAAATCGGTACGCCCGCAACTGGAACGGGTGCGCTTGGCAATTATTCAATGTCAACAGGTACGACAATGACGACCCCAGCGGTAACCGTGCCAAGCGGTGGGTCAACATCTACGACTGGCGGCGTAGGCGGTGGCGGGGGGCTTGCTGCGGTGGCAGCGTCAGCAGCTGCGGTTGCCAATAATGTCGTGTCAAGTAATTTCAACCCTGGAAGTTTCCGTGCGGCTGAAGCCGCTTCAATGGGTACGACGATCAATTTGACCGTAACTGGTGCGTTTGACCGCGAAGGCACTGCACGAACAATTGTTGAAACATTGAACGATTCATTTTACCGCGGCACAGGTGGCGCAGGAAATCTACAAATAGCATGACGCAATGGAATCCCGTTTGGCTGGTTGAAATTGATGGCGTCGAATACACAGACGCGGTTTTGGCAAATTTAACAATTCGCAACGGTCGAACAAACATTTATGAACAGGCGCAGGCGGGTTACGTCAATCTTCAATTGCTAGACGTGAATCAAACTGCTATTCCAGTTTCAATCAATTCGACAATTGGCGTTTCGATCAAAGACACGTCAGGCGCATTTGTGGCAATTTTTGGCGGCAACGTTGTTGACATTGGTTTAGAAGTCCGCGACGTAGGTTCGACCATGTTCACACAAACTTATTCGATCACGGCATTGGGTGCATTGGCACGTTTGCCAAAAGTCATTTACACCGACGCACTTGCCCGCGATTTTGACGGCGATCAGATTTTTGAAGTTTTGCAATCAGTTTTGTTTGGTTCATGGGCTTCAGTGCCAGGGGCGTTGACTTGGGCAACCTATAACCCGACAACAACCTGGGCAAATGCCCAAAACACAGGTTTGGGCGAAATCGATCGTCCAGGCAATTATGACCTTGCAGCGCGTGGCAGTGGACAAGATTCAATTGACGTTTATTCGCTTGTTTCAGCATTGGCAACGTCAGGGCTGGGCTATTTGTACGAGGACGCACAAGGACGAATTAACTATGCCGATTCGACCCACCGCACCAATTACCTTGCAGCAAATGGTTATGTCGATCTTGACGCCAATCAAGCACGCGCCGCAGGACTTAGAATTCAAACCCGCGTGGGCGATGTTCGAAATGCAATAACAATTAAATACGGCACAACCAGTCAACACGACGTGTCTGACAGTGACCCAGCGTCAATCGCGCTTTATGGCAACCTTGCACAAATCATCACAACGACATTGCACGACGCAGCTGACGCCAACGCGCAGGCTGCGTTCTATTTGTCATTGCGTGCCAACCCACAACCAATTTTTAGCGAGATTTCGTTTGACCTGACAAATCCTGAAATTGACAATGCTGACCGTGACGCGTTGATCAACATTTTCATGGGTGAAGCCATTTCACTGACCAACCTGCCACTGAACATGTCGTCGGGTGCGTTTCAGGGCTTCGTCGAAGGCTGGTCGTTTCAAGCCGCCTATAACCGTTTGAGCGTTACATTGTTGTTGTCGCCACTGGCTTATTCATTGCAGGCAATGCGCTGGAATGACGTACCAATAACCGAACGCTGGAATAGCGTGTCGCCGACTTTAGACTGGGAAAATGCCACAATAGTGGCTTAGAAAAGGGGAACAAATGGCAAATCCTACGAGCAATTTCAATTGGCAAATGCCGACGTCGAGCGACCTGGTCACAGACCTTCCAGCCGATTTCGCAGTTTTTGGGCAGGCGGTTGACACAACACTGGCTGATCTTAAAGGCGGCACAACTGGTCAGGTGCTGAAGAAAAACACAAATGCTGACATGGATTTCGTGTGGGCTGCCGATAGTACTGGCATGACTAACCCAATGACGACAACAGGCGACACGATCTATTCGTCGAGCGGTTCAACCCCTGCGCGTTTAGGCATTGGTTCGACTGGTCAGGTTCTTACAGTTTCAGGTGGCATACCAGCATGGGCAACACCAGGCGGTGCATTGAATTACACACTTGCAAACACAGGTGGAACGGCATTGACTGGTTCGAACACCGTTACAGTTTCAGGTTTAACCAATGCGAATTTCATCATGATTCAAGTGGACTATTCCGCTTCATCAACTGCAACCCCATTTGATGCAACTTTACGCTTGAACACAGATTCGACGGCAAAGTATTCATGGAGTGGTTTGCAGTCAATCGGCAACACAGGCGCACAAAATCGTTTGACAAATAGCAATTTGAATACAGGCACATCAATTCCACTTTTTACTTCAGCAAATAACGCGGCTTACGGTGGCGCAGCAACAATTCTGATCACTGGCGGAAATAGTGCGGGTCTTAAAACAATCAGTTCAATGGGTAGCGCACAGTTAGCCCAAGGCGGTGCAGAAGCAGGTTTCTTCATAAATGGTGCCTACACAGGTTCATCAACAATCAGTTCAATTTCACTATTGTCAAGCAATGGCAACTGGGACAGTGGAACAGTTTGGGTCTACACAAGTGCTTAAGGAGATGAAATGAAAATAATCGAAAAAGAATTCAACGTCCAGACTGGTGTTGAAACAATCAACGAGCGTAACGAAACTGCAGCCGAAACAAAAGCACGTTTGGATAAAATTGCAGAGTACGCGGCATTCCAAGCCGAAGCCGAAACAAAAGCAGCGCAAAAGGCTGCGGTACTGGCGAAACTAGGTTTGACCGCAAACGAAGTGGCAGCATTGTTGTCATGACTTATCCTGACGGTACAAATGCCAGGTTGATCGAAGTCGCCGCAGCTGAAGTCGGCACGGTCGAAGAAGGCGACAATCTGACAAAGTACGGCAAATTTACAAAGGCAGACGGTTTGCCATGGTGCGGTTCATTTGTGAATTGGTGTGCAGCGCAGGCGGGTATCAAGATTCATTCAGTCGTTAGCACTGCAATTGGCGCACATAAGTTCAAAGAAATTCAACGCTGGTCAGGTATGCCGCAATTGGGCTACTTGGCATTCATGGACTTTCCACATGACGGCGTTGATCGCATTTCACACATTGGAATTGTTGTTGGACTTATTGATTCAAAGACATGCGTCACGATCGAAGGCAACACTAGCGGGACAGGCGACCAACGCAATGGCGGCATGGTCATGGTGAAAGTTCGGTCGTACGGTGAAGGCAAAGAAATCGTTGGTTTTGGCATTCCAAAGTTTGTGCCTTATAAAGGCGAATTTCCAAAAGTGCCCGTGTTAATCGAATCCGCACAAAAATCAAAGAAGGAAGTGAAAAAATGGTCGAAGCCAAAGCCCTGATCGCGTCATGGGCGCGTTCATTTATGGCAGCAGCGCTCGCGCTTTACATGGCGGGTGTTACTGATCCAAAAACCCTTGCAATGGCAGGGGTTGCAGCGGTTGCGCCAGTCATTTTGCGCTGGCTTAACCCAAACGACAAAGCCTTCGGTTCTACGGGGAAGTGAACCGCAGATTCGCGGCGGCGGGGTTGGTTTGGGCACTTGCACTAACCCTGTCCGCTTGCGGGTATCAAGGTTGGATACGTTATGAATGCCAAGAATTTGAAAACTGGTCAAAGCCGCAATGCCAGCCGCCGCAATGCGTCCCGACTGGAACATGCACTGACGACATACTTGGAATTGAATCGAGACAAACCCGCACGCCGTAAGACACCCGAGGAAATTCATGCTCAACTGATTTTGATAATTGGCGCAACACTTGCCGCCGTTTTTCTCATAGTCACGTTGGGAATTACTTATGCCTTAATTTTTGTGACCCAACCAATTGGAGCGCAAGCGCCAAACGACGCTGCATTCATTGATCTATTGAAAACCTTGGCAATTTTTTTGACTGGTTCATTGGGTGGCGTACTTGCTGGCAATGGGCTGAAATCTAAGACCAAGCCTGGAGACACGCCGACAATTACGCAAGGTTCTTGACCGCGCGCCAATCATGCGTCACCCTGAGTTCAGGTGGTAGTCCTACCGCCTAGAATCGGGAGAATTCAAAAATGGTACTTGATCTATTAGACCCGCAAACATTGGGTCGTTTGGTGCTGGTCATCATTCTTATGGTGATTTCAGCTGCGGCAGGTTATGCAAAAGGCTTCAAAGAAGGCAAGCGCGAGGGCATGGCACGCCGTAAAGCAATGGTTCGCCACATGGCAAATAAGGCGGTCAAATAATGGGTTTCCTGGACAATTACGAAGCAAGCCGTGAACGCCTGGAACGCTGGTTGGCAACATACCCAACTGGACGCATTGAAACACGCATTGTGGAATTTAGCGGTGAAAAAGGCTATGTTTTAGTTGAGGCGAAAGCCTTTCGCAAGCAAGCCGACGAACAACCAGCGGGCATTGATTATGCTTACGGTTATCAAGCCGCCTACCAACTAAACATGAAGCGCTGGTTCGTTGAGGACACAGTAACCTCAGCAATCATGCGGGTTCAGCAATTGGTGATGGGCGGTGCTGAACGTACAGTGCGTGAAGTCATGGAACAGATTGAGCAAACGCCAGCCAAGGTCGCAAACGCTGAAAAAGATTATGACTATTGGACGACCAAACATGGTGACGTGCCAAGTTACAAAACCGCAGCTGAAGCCGAACAATCTGGCATTCCTTCATTTGGTTCGTCAATGGACGAGATCGCAAAACAATTAGGCGGTCAGTTAGTCCAGGAAGCACCGCAATGCAGTCATGGTCACATGATCTGGAAACAAGCCGCTGAAGGTTCACCAAAAAATTGGGGCGGTTACTTTTGCACCGAGCGGACTAAGGCAACGCAATGCACACCGCGTTGGTATGTTTTGCGTTCAACAGGAAAATGGGAACCACAGGTATGAGCGATTTTGTTGAAATTATCTATCCACAATCTATGACCGCCAAATTGTTGGAAAACGGTGAAGTGGTCGCGGAATACAAAGTCGAACAATGCGACAAATGTTCAATACTGACCAAATTTGACGCGTTTGGGTATCAAAAGGGCTATGACCGAAACGAAAAGATCATTTGGTTTTGTGCAGGTTGCAGATGAAAATGCAATTGTCGCGGGCTGAGGAATTTACATGCCATGAAGCCGCGTTGCACTTGGCAAGCAAAAACACCGATTATTGGCAAACCCGTGAAGGCGGGTATTCAATGGATAAATCGTTGCATGATCTAATCGC